GTTGTGTAGAAAGACGAATTCTTCCATGCCAAAGGGAGTACCGTCTGCCGGTGCTGCAGTGCGAAATGCTGCGGCCGGTGCGTCAGTTCTTGACGGCTACATTAAGCAGGCCACTCAGGCCGTTGCTGTTCTCGCCCCACTGTCGAAAGTGGTGAAGACCTTTGTGTCTTTCTTCCGTCCTGACCCTATGGTTGTGAACCCCAACCAGGAAGTTAAGGAGGCACCCGTGGATCCTACGGTTGTTTCAGCCCCCTCTTCCTTTTCACGTGTTTGGATGTTGATCGCCCTGTGCATGGCAGGGTTGTACAAGGGCTCTTTGTCGTTGGAGCCCATCGGTGATTTCTTGGTCTGGCTAGCGCTGGACCAGCGTTTCAAAGGCCAGATTTTGGCCCGCGTGGAGGAATGGTTCCACGGTCTGCTTCTTTTGAAGGACGGAATAGAACGTACCACTCCGACCCACCCTGTGTCTGGTTTCATTCAACACGGAGTCGGTTTGGTGGACATCCCGGCCATTTATCGTAAGATTCCAGTGCGGAAGATCGGTGTTACCGTGCTGGCGCTCCTATTCGGCAAGTGGGCTGGTTCTAAACTGCTCGCTAATACGTCGAGTCCTATTGGGGCGGAATGGAAAACGAAAATCCTCACGCGTGTGATGACTTTGCCTGTGGTCTCTTCGAGCTCGCAGCGACAGGTGTTTGTGAACCTGCCGCTGGTGGAGTCGAAAAAGCAAGTTATTCATACGCATGGGGTGTCGGCGCAGGCTCGGAATACGAGCAGCGCGACTTCAGGCTTCGCAGCTCAGATGCTTGGCCTTGAGCCGTACTATATACAGCAGTCCCTTGCTGATGTGCGGAAAGGACGTGCGGGTGACCGCTCGTTCCATTGGGCGAAGGATCTAACAATCGCCCCCAGTGGGTTTGCTCTCAACCCGCGCACGCAAGCTGGTGTGCTAGTTGACGTGGATCATTACGTTAACATGCCCAAGTTGTTGGCCCAGTACCCTGGGACCTACCTTGTGTGTACACTGACACCCTCAGCCAGTGCTGAAAGCCGAGGTGAGTATTCCTACAGGTTCATGCAGGATGGAAAAGTGCACTACCGCGTAAGCGGGGGCGCCGAGTACACACATGATATCTGGGACTACAGTGGTGACACTCTTCTTGTGGAAGATAGTGGCTTCGTAATGAAGCGCGTCGCGGCATATCATATTGACCGCAAGTATATTGACGAACACCACTCCGTGATTTTGCTGTCGCTTTTGGCCAGCTTCACGATGCCAGCTGCTTTGTCCACATCCCTGCTGATACAGGGGAAACAGCTGAAGCGGTTCAACCCAATTGTAGGGCAACACGTTGTGATCGACGTGGTGAAGCCAGATGGATTGTACCGCAGCGTTGCACTTGTTGGAGATTACAACGCTGTGACCTTGCCCCGTTCTCAGTTTGACGCTGTGGCCGCGGTTGCCCATGTCGCTAAGGTGCCCATAACCCCTGCGATGGTGGCGAGCAACATTGCGCCGACGTCACCTGCAGGGCTGCCGACCGAACGCCTGCCTCCTGGGCATGCGGCGATCGTGGCTAGCTATATCAGAGCAGGCCAGCCACAGTTTCCCCCTGTGGTGTATCCCCCGAGTCAGTCGATGCTTGCTGTGTCATTTGACAAGCACGACTTCGAAGCGAAAATAACCCTGGCCGGGTTTGGGTCCCCTCTTGTTGGGCCCTGTTACGGATATGTTGCCTCGATCGCATCAGATGATCGGTGCATTTCCGGCCGCCTCGAAGCTTTCACTGGGAAAGAAGAAAGCAAGATTCATCCCGCCGTGGTGGCGCATATGATCGAGTTCGTTCAGTTCTTGATCCAGCAAGCGCACCGCGGCCATCCTGTCGGCGACGAAGAGGTCCGTAGCCGGCAAGACCGCCCCTCTCAGCGGAGTTTACTTGACGAGGCCGCCGTTACTGGGGAAGCGTACCGGCGTGCGTGGGAGGCCTTTTGTAAATCAGAGACGTATATGAAACCCTCTGACCCACGAAACGTTTCGATCGCGGCACCAGCGACGAAGCGGAAGTACAGCACCTTCATGTATTCCTTCCATGATGAGGTGATGAAAGCGCAGGAGTGGTATGCTTTTGCCCTGACTCCGATCGAGATTGCTACCCGCATTGCTAAGAAATGCGAGGCGGCCCGACACGTAGTGAAGTCAGATGGCTCGCGCTTTGATGGGCACGTGAAACGTGCCCTTCGACTTTTGGAAAGGCTGGCGATGCTCCGCTTTTTCGCTCCCGAACATCATGAGGAGCTGAACAAGGCTATGGACGAACAGATTGCCATTCCTGGCACTACGCGCTATGGGCGGAAATATGCCTCAGCGTGGACCAGGGGTTCAGGTTCGCTGGAGACCTCCGATTTCAACTCGGTGGCCACAGCATTTATCGATTATCATGCGCAGCGAAATACCACTGTTGCCGGTGAGAAGAAGTCCCCAGAGATGGCGTGGGCTTCCCTCGGCATCTTTGGGGGCGACGACGCCTTGTCCATTGACGTCGACCCAGCTGCTCTGAAGATGAGCGCAACCGAACTGGACCAAGACTACGATTGCACCGTAGTCGTCCGGGGCCAACCGGGCGTGGCGTTTTTGAATCGCCAGTTTGGCCCCGAGGTTTGGGGTGGAGACCCTAACTCCATGGCCAATCCAATCCGACTACTTGGTAAATTGTTTGTCGGTCCAGCGACGCTTCGAAATCCGCTGGAAAAACTCGCAGAACGGCTCTCAGGGTACTACCGGATGGACAAGAACTCTCCGGTGATTGGGCCTATTACGCGGGTTGCCCACGCATTGCTCGGTGAGCGCGTGGATGGAGAGCTGATGCCGTGGGATGGCCAGCACTCAGCCGAAGTCAATTGGCCCAATGAGGACTGTACGGGCTGGATGCGAACGATGTTTGATACGTTCGTGCCCGACTTCGACCATGACCGGTTTGCCGAGTGGATTCGTATGATTGTGACCACCCGAGACCCCGGTCTCCTGCTCCGAGCCCCGCTGTGCACCGCGGCTGGGCCTGAACAACAGGTAGCAGTGAAGAAGACCATGATTGTTGGCGATCAGCTTTTGCATCCGCCGACTCTCGTGGCCACAGCCGTGCCTGCGGTAGTGGAAGTCGAGGCCCCTGTTTTGTTGGTGCCTGAGGCCCCTGTGAAGGTGCCTGAGCTGACGTCCCCGCAACTGGGTAAGCCGACGGAAATGGCGGCTTTTACCGACGCCCAGTGGAACTCGCTTACGTTTGAGCAGCAGGATATGTTGCTCCATGGTGAGTATACCACGGCTGATGCGCTTGCGTTTATTGAGCGAACTCTGGTTGGTACAGAGATGGCGGGTGCTCCCACCGCCGCGAACGCCGCCCTGCCTAAGGTGGGCGTGAAGGGGCTTGCTGAACCTAAAGAGCTTGCCCCTGCGAAGGAAGAGCCCCGACGAGTGCGAGAGTTGGACTACAAAGGTGGTGCCACCCGCTATGTTAAAGGGGAGAAGAAGGACACTGTGCCTGAGAAGCGATCAGGCCAGAACGTTGACCCTCGTGAATGGGTGCGTCCTAACCAGCGGGAAGGAGAAACCCCGCAGGCCTTCGCTGGCCGCCTCTCCAAGTGGGAGTCCATTCGACGCCAAGTAGCGAAGCGCTTGGGCGTGAGTTTGCCTCCCACCCCTGGGAAGTAATGGCCGGACCTCGACGCGCTAAATCGCGCGCGTCAAAGAGGGCGTCATACCAGCGCGCTGAGCTTGCAGCGCGTTTCGATTTTTCTGTTAGTAAACAGTCGAAAGAATTCGTCTCCTCGAAGAGTGAAGGTGAGTTTAATACTGGTATGTCCCGTAGTCAAAAGCAGTCCCTGAAGCGAACGTTTGAACAGGCGTTTGGCCAAATGTCAGGTGTGAACCCCCGTCCCTCGAAGAAGCAGAAGAAGCAGCAAAAGCAGCGTCGTCGTCGGAACGGGGTGGTGAATGGCACCCGCCCGCCTCGTAATGGAGGCCCAGGGCTTTTTGGAAGCCGAGCAAGCTTCCTTGGTGGTGCCGGCCCGTTCAACGTTGCGTTGGCGGGCAAGGGTGTGACTCGCAATCAGTCCCC